ATTCACGCTCTTGAACGTAATACCAATATACAATACCAATTATTACTATTGATAATAGTGCTATAAGCAATACCATTTCCTTACTCATTCTTGTTTTTTTTTGCAACACGATACGATGCCCACATTGATACTACTAATGCACCTAATTTAGCACCATCGTAAATCGTGTCATATATGCCGACTAAATTCATATTGCCAAACCAGTCTGATGTCCATACCCCTGCTTGAATTATAACGCTTGTAATGATTACTAATATGCTATTGTCTGGGTGTTGGTGCATCATAAAGGATAAGTTGGTAAAGTTGCTAAAAATTCAACTGCGGTTTCTTCATTTGGATTCAAAGCTACATAATTAGCCACTAACTTGCAAGTAGTAATCCACCAATCAATAATACTTTGCGCCTCTGCACCAAATTCCACATCGTTTACCCACATTGAAACTTCTCCGATTGACAAATAGTTTTTATCGGTTAATATTTCTTGCATCATATCGTTGTGATACTTGTTTGTAGGGCTATCGTAAGTTAATTCTCCATCAACTATCCACGATTTGCGGCCATCACCTTGTTGTTTGAATTTTATAGTCATAGTGTCATTTGTAAAGTTACTGCAGGAATCCATTGTGATGGGTTTGTTGCCCATGTTGGAGTTGTAAATCTTATAGTGTAATCCTTAGTGGTCACCAATGATATTGATAATCCACTAAACAAAGTTTTTAAAGTAGTTGATGCTCCGAAATCAGATGTAAATGTGCCTATCAATGTTTCAGTTGCATCGGTTACGTTTCTAAGGTAAATAGACACCGTTTCATTGCTGCCATTACCCACTTGTTCTAATGACAATGATGCTGCGGTAACTGTGCAGTTTGCAGTTGGTTTGAAAGCCCTTCTTGCATCAATTCCAGCAGGTGTGGCTGCAATAGTTCCAATATGATAATTCGCTGCATCGTTAACCATTACAATTACAAGTCCTATGCAAGTCAATGTTTGCGTGTTAGTTTTCAATGCCAACGCATCAAACACCGCATCTTCACTTGGTGCTTTGTCTGTCACACCGTTGGTTATAACTTGTGTAATATTGCTATTGGTAAGTAAAGATTGAAGCGCATTGCCATCGTTTTTCCACGCAGGGTTTCCACTATTATCGGCATATAAAACACTTTCGCTGCCGCCTGCAGTTGCTCCCGAAGATTGATGCTTAAGGTTTAGATGCCCGTTGCCTGCAGTGCCTTTAATCTTTACAAATTTAGCATCAAGTCCATTATTGTCTAAGTCAACATCGGCAGTTGCGCCAGTGTATGGTACAAATGAAAGTGCAGTTACATCACTTAACATCGCAAAGGTGTCATTTGTTGCTTTATTTGGTAAATCAAACGCAACAGGAGTTGTAAGTATTGTAGATGTTATTGATGCTACACCTCCCAATGTATTTGTAATATCAATAGTGTCATGCTTAATAGTTATACTTTCACCTGCGCCATTGTCAATAGTAATACCGTTTGTTGTTGTAGCACCCGCAGTTGTTACTTGTTGGAGGTTAGGTGTTGCTTTTAAATTAGCAATATCCTGCGCAGTTGTTTTTTTAGTTGAACCACCTTGCACAATAGGTAATGGTTCTGTGCCTGCTAATGCACCAGCACTTGTTAATGCACTTATTTTTAAATCTGCCATTATAATATTATTTTAGATCCGTCTTCTTGCAACAAATAAAATCCATCTTCTAATAAAATAAAGTAAGGAATTACTGCCGCTTCGTTTTCGGATTGAGTTGCAAATATACTACCAAATGGTATATTATTTGGTATTTTAGTAACTTGAATTATTTGTGAACCAACATCGGTTGAAGTAATATCTAATCCAGTAAGTTGACAAAATTCGGCAACTCTGTTAAGGCCATAACCAAACTGCAAAGCCAAATCATAAACCGATTGTGTTTGCTTTATAAAATAACTATTGTCGGGTTGTTGTGGTGTGTTCTGTTGCTTTATCGCAGCAGAAACAACATTGCGCCTTATTGTGTCATCAAAAGTTAGCGTAAGGCCCTCTATTGAATCTGTTATTGTCAAATCATTATCAGTGCATAATTTAACCGAATATTGTGCATCGCCATACAATTGTATGGCAACATCATAAATCCCTTGCCCTGCCTTAACTACGTATTGCATCGACATCGAAGTTTGAACTATTATTATCGCTGAAGTTAACCGTTATTGAACTAAATCCATCTTGTGCTAATTGTAATAATATTTGTTTTTTCAGTTGTAATTGTGCGCCCGAACTATTTAGGTAGTTATCAATGCCAACACCGCACAGAATGTACTCTTTCCAATCGCCTTGTGCCGAATTAATAATGTCAACAATATGGTCTTCATCACTGGCATCAATAACAAAATCGTTGTTAACTATTAGCGCATCTCCATCGCTATTTTGCAGAAAATCTTTAGCCGTTGCCATGTTTGTCAATTAATAAGTATAATTCTTCAATTTCGTGTCTTTTGGTCAATAAATAAAACAACATTTTAACATCTTCAAAATCTCTTAAAGGTTCTAATATTGGTATTATTTTATTGTCCTTTTCAATGCAATATTCAAAGTTTGGTGATAAAATAAAATTGCCATGTTTAAACACATAATCAGTATCTGCATATTGATATACAAAGCCCAATTCATCATTACTTACTTTGCCAAATCTGTTTTCTAATAGTTCTTTTTCCATATCGCAAATATAATTAATTAACCGTTGCCATGTTTTACAGTTGTGTTAGATAATTCAGTTGTTGTTGTTAATGTTAAAGGTGGCAATGTCAATGGTGGCGTTACTGTTAAAGCCCATACACCGATTGCATTTAACTGTGTTTCAATGGCATTTATTTTAGTAACTAATGGTATAACCTTAACCAACCCTCCATTCGCATCGCCAGCCAAATATATCTGGTCAACCTTGCTTACCATTGTCACGTAAGCATTTGCTTGCGATGTTTGTTGTATAATTACTAAACTGCCATTTGCAGGTATCAAAGTAAAACCCTTATCAGCATCGGCATTTAGCAGCACATCGTAAAATTCTGCATCGCCATTTATCGGGGTGCAAGTGCAAGTGAACGTAGCCAAATCAATGTCGCTCACATTGCACACCACACCCTCATATTGCAGGTCATTTAAACCGCTTAAAGATTGAATCGCTTGTCTTATATCTGTTACTTGTACGCTCATATTATGCTATTCTACGTTCTAATTCAATGGTTTGCTTACCGCCATCGGTAACACTTACCTCTGTTGTAACTGATTTAATTAAGTATTTGCCTTTGCGCTCTGGGTATTTCCAACTATCAACAACTGCATAATCACCCGGCACAACTAATGGCTCTAAAAAAGTTTTAAAACTTCCATAATAACCAGTGTAATTTGCTTGCTGTAAAAATGAATTGCACTTTAAATCTAAATCGGCCTTTGTGCCACCTAACTGAAATACAGTGCGAATGTCACCCGATGGGTCACCGTATATAAATTCTTCCCTCGCATTGTTTTTAATTAGTATGCCTTTGATTTGCACCTTAACGTCATCCTTTTTAAGATAAGTTAAACTCATTCCCTCTTTAACCATTTTTTCAAATAAAAACACCGCTTTCATTGCCTCTTCTTTATAAAATGGCAATCCAACACGAAGCACACCGTTTTTAAAAAACGAATACAAACCATATTGGTCACGTAAAACTTGCAGAATTTTACCAATGCTTACTTCTTGCAATCTTATTTGCCCTAATTGTGCGGTTAAATCAACTTTATATGGCACATTAATGTTAGTTAGCATCTTACCAATAAACGTGTTTAAATCAACACTTTTAAACGATAGGTTTGGCGATATAGTTTGCTTCAATAAAAACATTTCATCCTCGCACAAAATTTCAACAGGCACGTTGTTGTTTATCTTACTAATGTAACCTGTAAATATTACGGTTTCGTTTGGGAAGTATGCAGCAATAATTTTAATCTTATCGCCTCTGCGCATAATTGCATTTGCGCCCTCGTAAATGTTTTTTTTATTGTAGTTGACATTGCGCGGCAATGTTACCGATGCCGTTTGTGTTTGCTTATCGTACGACCTCGAAACACTAACTTTGCTAACAGATGCGAATGTAAAGGTATCACTTCGCCCATCGCCTTGTTGCTCTATTATTACGCGGCACACGATTCTAAACATCTTTTGTTGTTTTAGAAATGGTATAATCTATATCGCTAACACAATTTAATTGAAAATATTGCACATTCCGAAGCCCTTGTTGCTGCGACATTTGGCAACTTTCAATTACTATTTGACTAACACCAAGAATATTGTTTAAAAAGTCACTTGTTACTTTTAAAGATACTGGCGCACTTGAATATGATTTAATTAATCTCGCATCGTCATCGGGGTATTCATCAGGATTTTGTGATGCCACGTAACCGCGAATGGTTATCGTTAAATCACTTTCGCCAATGTATTCTTTAACTGTGCCTTTTAAATCAATAACCTCTGTTTTAACGATTGTTTTGTTAACCGTTGCATCAATAATAACACCGTTAAGAAATAAACCTTGTGCGCCCTCTGTATTGATGCCCGGTGCAACATTGAAAGTGCCAAATGATTTATTGCTTGCTAATGGATTTGGTGTTTCAACATACTTGTTTGTAAAATCATTGTATTCAAATGTT